TAGTATTTTCTTCTTCCTCCTGCTCGCTTTTATTTATGATTTTCTTTTTCTGTAGGTCAATAATCTCTTCGAAGTAACCCTGACGAGTTAGCCATCCAAAAAGAACCAAACACATAACCAAATCGTCCGTATAGCCATCATCTGCACAATGGGTCTGGTGTTTTGAAACAAATGTCATCAATTCTTGAATAATATCAAAATCTCTGACCAAGAGCCTGTCTTGCTCAATTAAATTTTTTAAAACCGCACAACCTAGTTTTTTGACCGCAGAGCTGGTTCTTACGCCTCTTTGTTTTGTTCCGCGACCGAATCCCAAGGTTACTTTTTGTCCTGCACGGCCCATCATCTGAGTCTGAATGATATTTTCATACTCATAATCTTCGTGCATGGCATCGGCAATCTGACCTCCGATATCGTTTACTTCAATAAGTAAGTGTGCGTTATTGTATTTTATTGCCAAATTGTAAAGTTCCGGCGGAACATCAAATGGAGATATAAGATTATTTCTATACCTTGCCACGACCTTATGAGGCTTTTCTGTGGAATCAACCACCACCATAGCCGTATAGTCTCTTCCCTGACCTCTGGCGACATCGACCATGATGAAGTAGGCATGGCCTTCAACTGGCTCGTCGTAGATGTAAAGACCTCCTGGCTCCTTTGCTATTGGTTTATCAAACTGAAGCAAATTTAGCTTGCTGGCACTGATGAGAGTATTTGACGAACCAAGGAATGAACATTCAAACTCCTGCTCAAACTGTTGTTCGCTGGTCTGGGCAATCATCTGCTGCTTCCATTGCTCGTCGCGCAGAGGCCCACCAGCGTACTTAGGAACCTGTCTCCAAGACACCTCTATTGGTATGTACTCGTTCTTGCCCTCCTCTCCCTGCTTCCTTGTAGCCCCCTTCCAGAAGGAATAGAACATGTTGAGTCCGTTTGGAGTAGATACCATGAATACCTTCGTTGTTTGACCGGAGGTAATTGTAGGGTAAACTGAACTGAAGAACTCTTCTGCTATGTTTTGAGAGACATGGGCAAATTCGTCCAAGAAGATGAGGTTGAATGATCCACCACGAACTGCCGATGATGATGTGGCAGATGCCATGACCTTTGAGCCATTCTCTAGCTGAATGGATGTTTTGTTCCATTCGATGATACCTTGCTGAAGCCACTTTGGAAGATATTCATAGGCCAGACGAAGACGGCCAAGAATTTCTCTAGCCGTATTCATCTTGTTGGCCAGAATACCAACGCTCATGCTCTGGTTAAAAAGAATGTAGTGAAGAATGAATGCAACAATCGTTGTGCTCTTACCAGACTGACGAGGTAGTTTGGCAATAATGTAACGATTGTCATGCATCTTTTTGATCATATCCTCTTGATAATCGTATAAATCAAAAGGAACAAGGCCCTTATCAAGAGAGACTACCTTGACATATTTCTTAATAAAATAAATGGGATCTTGGGAGCAACGAACATATTCCCGAATTTGTTCTTCGGTAAAGTCAATTTTTACTCCAGCTTCTTTTAGATTTGGATTACCTAAGTAACCCTTAAACTTCCTTGACATCCTCTACCACCTTCGCATCAATCATTTCTATAGCTTTATTCTTGCTTCTTTCAGGATTGATTAGATCCTGTAAATCACTAGTAGAGCCTATGAAGAATGAATTATTATTCGTTGTTTTTATAGTAGTCTTATTTGCTTCGTTCTTTATCTTCTCAAGATCTATAAGATCTTTGTTGATCTCTGACATGGTTTTCAGCATTTGAGTTACTACCTCATATGCTCTTGGAGAATCGCCTTCAGTGGCAACCTTCATAATACCCTCAAGAGCAAGCTTTGACTTCTCAATGATGTCGTACATATTACGCTTGGCATATTCAAAATCCTTTTCTGGGATTTCTTGAATTTCTTTGCTAGCGTTTTCTGTAGGTTTTATATTAAAAAATTCATTTAGTTCATTCATAATCAAGTACAAACAGATATAGTATTTATTTTTGCCGGGAAAGTTGTGCTTACTTGTCCATTAGAAATCTTAAAATAATATTTTGGTTTTTGATAATCTATTAAAACAATACCAGGAATAACACATGGAACAGTATCATATGGATCTTCATTTACTGCAAGTGCTAATTGTTTAGTAAAATACCCAACATCAGTTTGATTTAAAGTCAAAGTATTGGCTAGAATTTTGATAGAACCTATGGATTCATTAGTAACAGCATCATAAAGTAAAATTTTTGTAAAATCTTCAGTTACATTATTTTCAGTCCAAGTAAATTTACTTATGAATGTGGGATCTGAAGTTCCTGTTAAATTATAAGTCTGATTTAAATAATCAGGATTTAAAATTATATTAGATGTTTGAGAATTTAATAAAGCCGCATATGCTGTATCATCTGGATCTTCATCGATATTGAAAGTAAAAGTGGAAATAGAAGATCCAGATTTTATTTCCCCAAACAAATAGCTTGAAGCCACAAAATTTATGGTTCCAATTATTGTTCTTCTGGAATTTAAAGCCCCTTCATGATCATCAGATATTCTAACATCCCTCATTGATATTGGTACATTTATATTCTTATGAATTTCATTAAAATTCAATCTAATATTAAATTCTGGATTGAAATATGCAGTAACTTGTTCTATTATCTGAAAAAGTTCATCCAAATTTCTTGTGTAAAAGAATAAATTTAAACCTATAGAAACTGGTGTTTCTGCAAATGTTTTATATGTGGTTGTTTCTCCAGTTTCTTCGTTTGTTTCTGAAGTTGAAGCTACTCTAAGCTTGTTTCTTTTTCTGTTGCTATCATAAGCAATTCCACCAATATCAAAACTTATATAAGGTAAATTTATCTGCGTTTTTACACCTTCTGAAATAGAAGATGTTGATTCTAATCTTCTCAAGAACTTTTCCTTTGAAGAAAAAGTAATAGGAACCTTATATTTTTCTTCAACATTTGTTGTATTATTTTTTCTTATAACATAGATCTCATCAAATAAAGAACCAAATGCTACAACTAATTTTCTTATAGATTGATTATTAAATGCGTTAAACATTAGTAATTACCTTCTGAGAAAGGATCTACATCCGTGAAATTAATTATAGGATCTTCATACTTGCTACCAGATCCAGTAAATCCACGCTGATAATCAAATGGTGGTACTTCACCAGCATTATCTTGAAGAACAGTATTAATTGTTCCATACGAGTTATTGCTGCTATAGCTCTTGATTTCAAATGTAACACCGGAAACTGAACTTGTAAGTTGCGTTGGATTGGAGAATGTTATTCCGTCTAGAGATAGCAACTCTGCTGTTAGAGTCTTTCCAGAAAGATCCAAATCCAATATTCTGAAGAAAGATGTTGTACCTGATATAGTTCCTGGTACAAAGACCTTTTCTCCGCGAATTGTCTGATTGAATGCAGATGTGAAGCCATTGGCTGTAGCACCAATCAAGAAATTGTATATAGTTTGCTTGAAATTTGTAATAGCATCCACTTCCTGTGTACCAGTTTCAAATTTTTCCATAGAATATGCAAATGTTTCGCATGATAATGTAAACACATAATTTTTATCCAATTGATAGAATGGCAATTCATGCTCAACAAAATTAATTTCAAACATAGTCTTTGATAAAGGAAAATAGATTATATCTCCTTCCCTAGGACGAATAATCGTTTGATTTTTTTCTGTTACTTCTTTAGTAAATCTTTTTTTACTTACAATTAAATTTAAAGTATCCTTGATTTCAAGGCCAAATTTAGTGACAACATCCGCTCCTTGAAATCCAGATACAGACGCAACATACATCTCAATTTGATAGGCTTTTGTGAATTTAGTTAGAGGATCTTCACCGAATAATCTATCAAGCTGAACATTTTCTCTTGGAATGTAATATACATTCTTTCCCATCATACGAATAATTTCAATGATGTTTGTTTCGGCAACATCTTGTTCTGTTGATTGAAATCTAAAGTATGGATTTAACGCCATATTAACCCGTCATCATATCTGGTGGAAGTTCATACGCAGAAATAATCTGATCTTCCAAAAGCTGTATTTCTCTTTCTGCTTCTGTTAATATTGTTCCGCCTCTCAATTGAACTCCACCTGGAAGAGCAACACCATCAAACTTAGATAAATTTTGTCCCCATTGCTTCTTGACCAGAGCAGTAAAATACTTTTTTAACATCCTATCATTGTAAATTTCTGGATATAAATCTGGATTTAAATTTACATAAGCTTCTACTGCTATGTAAGTACCAGCCTTTAAAGCAGTCCAATCAGTTTCAATATAAAGTTTATTTGTTACTTTATTAAAACGAATTGTTCTTTCTGGATCGAACATCATCTCAATAAGACGAATGTACCGTTTAGTAAGATCAAAATTTGCAATAGGAGTAGAATTTACAAATCCTAGATTGGTATTAATACCATACACATCATTTAAAGCTAATTGATATCTGACATCAAAAAGTTCATTCGTATTCAATGTCCCGAAAGGGAAAACTCTAATTATTGATAAAACATCATATCCGTTTGGATTTCCACCAGAAGCACCTACAATTGGACCAAAATTATTTGTATTAATATACTTATTGGTTATATCAGTATCTGTTAATTGATATGAAAAATATGCTTTTTCTACGCCATCAAAATGACGCTCTGAAAAGAATTCTAGAGCATCATCAAGACGATCTAATGCTTGCTGATAATCGACATTTATTTCGACTACAGGTGCTCCGAGCTTCCTAAAAGTGTATTCAATAAGTGATTCTTTTGAATTTGGTTTGGCCATTTAGATTATTTATGCATCTTGTTGGCCATTATTTTTTTCATCGCTATTCTGTTGCATCTTTTGTAATATTTCTAAAACAGATAGCGGTATTTCATTTATTGAAATATCAACTTTAGTTACATCAGCCATTCTCATGGTTTCAATATATTTTTTTCTAGTAATAGGTTCTTTCCATTCGTCTGGAGTACTAGGAGAATAATTATTAAAACCTGGCATTGTTATTGGACAAGTTAAAATTGGATAATCTAATTTGCTATATTCTGTATCTTTTCCATTTAACCATGTGGTTTTTTTATCCCCGCATCCGCAAGCACCACAATAAAATTTACCTTCAGTTTCAGATTTAATTAAATGGGAGCATGGGGGCAAATCACCACCATCGTCTTTATTTCCAAAACAACTCAATGATCTAAGTTTTTTTGTTGTGGGTTCTACCTTTTTTGCAGATATTCCGCGAGAAATTAAAGATATCGCATAGCTTTGAACCATGCTAATACCTCTCATAATAGAATTTCCGTGAGTTAAAGGAGTTTCAGAAAAATTTTTTTCTTCTCTGATTATTTCTTTTTTTTCTATTTTTTCTATTTTTTTAGGATTACTGTTTCCGCAACCGCAAGGCTTTTTCTTCATCATAAAATATTCCTATTTTAAATAGTTAAACCATTAATATAACTTACAGATAATGTGGAACCTGTCAAGGTGAATTTTACTACTTTTTGGAATGTACCTTCGTTAAATCCAGTTACACCAGTAATCCCAGCTGTAGTGAAATTGATTTGATAACGATCAGCACCGCAGATAGACTGGCTAGGTGAACCAGAAGAATTATCAAGAAGGCTAGTATCTTCTGTGCAATCGATATAATCCGAGCTAAATGAAAGGCCTGAATAATACTGAACAGTAGATGTTGGGACTATATTTGTATTTTTTTCGCTGTTTAGATAAATCCACTGCTTGATTCCAGAATCAAGAGTAATCAAATACCATCCTTCATTAAAGGTTAAAGTTATGCCGCCAGTACCTGTGTAGGTATAACCAACCAGGGCTTCGAATGTACCCCCAGATGGATGAGACTTAGGAAATAGTGGTGTTGCCCCGTTCCAAGCAGGACCGTCGCAAGTAGTTCCATTGATCTCATTAAACCATTCTCTAATCATGTTAAGATTAAGAGTATTTTGCATTGCAAAAATTTCTTGAATCTCGTTTAGTTCCGAAGCCTGTAATCTAGACTTTGGCTTAAATCCAACAAAATTATAATTCTTCTTTGTGTCAGAATCTACATTCAACCCCCAAGATCTACTGGAATATGGGTAGTTGGTTAACGGGAATTGATCGTCAAATGGGTAATTAGTGCTCATTTTAGATATTGAAAATTAGGGTTAGTGATGTTTTTGACTCGTTGAATGTGGTGTCAGTGGCGAAAAGAACATCACAATCAGATATATTTATTGAACTTGCCGTAACCCCTGTTATCTGGAAAAT